AATACATTCTCTAAAATTATCAGGTATTCGAGGAATCCTATTATTACTATAATCCATTACAGGACTTAAATAAGATCCATTAAGAGTCTCAGGTATTAATATATTAAAACCATCGGAATTCACAACTATACTTATCGTATTAAATACATTTGTTGCTTCCTCAGCTATATCATAATGAGACTCTTTTAATAACACCCCTGGAGCAAAGATAAACCTATGTTTCCCTATACATCCGCCATCATCCATAGTTATTTTCTTCAACATTTCACGCAAAGCATCCATATATTCATGTGTTCCAATATCTATCCATTTAGCATCTTCAAGACTAATATATTCACCCAGAGTATTATTTACTTTATATAACTCCATCTCTCCATATTTTTTTAATAATCTTTTAGGTGTTGCTGTAATATAATAATCATTAAGATAATCGTAATTTAATACTTCATCTAATTCCCGTAATATACTCTTAATAGTCTTATCTGCTTCATCAAAATATATATTTATTTTTGGAATAGAATAAGGAACAATTCCCGGTCTCCCCAAAGAATCCACATCAGTTAATAAATCGATTATCTTTCTCATCTGAGGTAATCTAACAGCATTAGTTAATGTAATTATATTTCGAATACCTTCATGAATTATCAAACCTAAAACATGGGAAGCAATCTGCTTTCGACTAACACCTTCAATATCACTAGATTCACAATTAATTGATATAGTCTTTGAATCCCCACCACGATACATCTTAAATCCATCAACTTCTTTAATAATTCTCTCGCTAGTTTGTGATCCCAACATACATAAATTATCAGTAAATATAATATTAATACTATTTCCTATATTTTTCAATATATCATTAATTATTTCTTGAGTTTTTCGATTCTGCGTTGGTTTGTAAATAAGGGTTTTCATATTTCATTTAATACGTTATTTCTTTAATTATAAAATTAATTGCTTTTTCAAATTTGAAACCGCATATTATTTTTTAATTAAAACAAAAGATATAAGATGTTCACCCTTACTCGCGTACAATATCCAATGAGTTATTATTTTCATCTATTCAATTCTGGAGATATTACTACACCAAAATATCAGAGGGAACATTGTTGGAAACCCGAGTTTGAAGTTAAACTAATACTTTCTGTTCTAAAACGTGTTGACGTACCAAAGATTTATCTAGGAAATATTTCTGAGACTGGGGAAAAACATCTCATTGATGGAGGACATCGTTCGAGGACATTTCAAAAGTATATGATGAATGAGTTTCCGGTCCTTATTGATGGTGTTTATACATACTATAACAAGGATTTTGAACAAGAAACAAAAGGTAAAAGGAACCTAACGGAAGAAGAAAAGAGGGAATTTGATAACTATCACCTGGATGTAATTACTTACCAAGATATAACAGAAAAAGATTGTCGTAATATCTTTAATGATCTTCAGAATGCTCGTCCAATGTCAATTGAAGATGTAATAAATAGCTGGCAATCTGATCTTGTTGAATATATCAGAGACCTTCTCGATGAAAGTATGCGTATTGATGAAGAAGAAAAGACAGTAAGGGAATGGTTTGAAAACTATCCAAAGATTATGGGTAACAATAAGACAGAAAAGACAAAGATCATGTGTCAACTAATTTCGTGGTTCACTATTATCTTCCCCCAAATGGATAATCAAATCCTTAATCCAAAGATTAATGAAGAAGAAGAAGTTTCTCTCACATTTCTAACAAAGGGAAATAATAATAACTCTCCATGCCTAAACTATGTAAAAGAATATACTGATGACATTACAGAAGAAATTAAGGCAACATTTATGAATAATCTAACATTTATCTTTGATTACTATATTAACCATGAAATCTCCCCATCAGACCTTTACACTCTAATTCATTCACGGACTAACTATGATTCATTCGATATTGATGATTATGAAGAAATTCTTCAGAATGTAAAGGAATATGATACTATGAGGAAAGAGGCTGATAAACTTTGGAAAGACAAGAAGTTTGATCTAGCAACTGAAAAGTCAAAAGAAGCAGAAGATCTAAATGATGAATGGGATAAGGATCTTGAAAAATGGTTCAAATCAAGGAAAGATGGAGGTAACAACCCATCTGGTATGAGAAAGAGACAGAACATTGTCATTGAAAGATGTGTGTAAAGTCTTTATCACTAGTATAAATATAAATATAAATTTGAAATACTAATTAGAATATTCTTTTTTATAAAGTATTACCATAATGGGATTTTCAGAAAAATATGATGAATCATTATATTCAGATAAAGAAAAAGAATTAATATGTGAAATAATTGAAAAATTTAAGATAAATAAAGATAATATATTATGCGATACAAAAAATAAATATCATTTCAAAACAGGTTTTAAAAGAGGAACATATCCAAACTTAGAAAATTATTTTAATAAAGAAAATAAAAAAAAGTATGGTAGAATTAAAGTTTATGAAGGTAAAGGAAGTCCCGGTGGTAAATATCGTGGTTCCGGTGGTTTTGATATCGAATGGGAAAAACATGATCAATTAAATAATAGTGAATCAATAATGAGAAAGAATATAGAAGAACATTTACCACTATATAAAAAAAATAATATCATAGCTATATCTAAAAAAAATATAGAAAACACTCGACGTCCAATTACTATTGATAAAAATGGTAACCTCAATATTAATAATAATAGTATCAGCAATATATCTGATTTGAATATCCATTTTAATGATCACTATAATGAAATACCTGGAATTCTATTTATTTCTCAAGAATATATTTCTCAAAAATCATCTGATTTAGTTACATTTATAAATACAGGTGTAAAAAATAAAGACTGTTTCCCCATAGAAGACATTCAAAATAATAATATACAATCACAAAAAGGAAAAATAATTCTAAGAACACTGGGTATTAATGAAGAAGGCTTCTGTAATATTTTTAATAATTATTATAATGGAAAAATTTATGAAAATGAAAATGTAGCAAATAAAAATAATATGAAAATTAATTTTACTGAAAATCTTCACAATAAAAGTTTTGAAAATAATCTTAAAATATTAATAAGAAAAAGCATGGGTGATGGAGATTCTATTATTTCACATTATACTGATGGTAAAGATAATATATATCGAACAAAAGATAAAAATATAGAGTTAATTAATTATCATTCTTATTATGGTGGAAAATCAAAAAAAGGAAAAAGAATTGATGTTGAAATAAAAACAAAAGATATGTCCTATACATTTAATTTAAGGAATAAACAAGGGGGTATTTACCCATCTCATTTAATGTGTGACTTTAAACACCATAATGATCAAATGTAGTCTTCACAACAGTTCTAACATTATCTACATTCACAGCATTTCCAAATTGTTTATATGCCTTCTTATCATCTTTAGGAAGAATAAAACTCTCCGGAAAAGATTGAAGACGGGCACACTCCCGTGGTGTAATATATCTTTTTTCTTTTCCGTAGATAGGTGTCTGAACAACAGCAACAAGAGTAGGGAAATGATGTGCTTTTTTAACTCGAATACCAGACTGCCTCACCTGTATGAAATAATTAAAGATAGAATCATTTGGTTTAATTTTACCTACTTGCCATTCTAATTTACCATATACTTCTCTCTTTTGTAGAATTTCTACATGTTTTTCATACCATTCATCCCATTTATCTTTATACTTCGAAATTAATGGTTTATTTTTTGTTATATAGTCTTTCCTCCACCCTGCATAATTATTAAATTCTTCTTCAGTATGTTCATTATAATGTTCATTTATCATTATCGTTGGTGATATCTTTTCATCCACATCAAATATCTTAATCATTTCATCCCAAGCCTCTAAACATTGTAGAATATCTCCATTGATGAAATATTTATCATCAATATCTTCCTCCTTATCAAGGACACTTTCAAAATCAACATTGAAAGTAGGTTCGGGAAGAACAATATCTTCTCCATTATAAATATCTTTCCTCACACATACAAAGTATACTCTCTCCCTTTGCTGTGGAATTCCATACTGATGAGGGGATATTTCAAATATCTGAACAACATATCCACAGTGATCAAGTTTTCCTTTAATATATTCTATTACTTTTCCTTCTCCAACTTTTAGAATATGTTTCACGTTTTCGAGAAACATAAATTTTGGTTTTTTTACCTTAGCAATTCTCATAATTTCATCAAATAGTAATCCACGGTCATCTTCAAATGTTTTCTTATTCCCTGCATTAGAAAATGCCTGACATGGAAAACCCCCACATATAATATCCATATCTTCTATTTCTTCAGGGATAATTTTCCTAACATCTGGATGGGGATCCATTCCATAATTCTCCTTATATGCTTCTCGACAAGCCTTATCAACATCGCAAGCAAGATTACACTCACACCCTAGATCTGTAAGTGCCTGATGAAATCCACCTATTCCAGAAAATAAATCAATAAATTTCATAGGATTGTCTTCAATGAAATCAATCTTCCCCCGTGGTATTAACTTTATACTCCCGTCTTCATGAACAACTTTAATTCTCTTTTTAATAGTATCCATTTCATTAATCGTTATTGTTCCAAAATAAACCTTTCCCCTGATATCATATTTAACTTTCTTTTTTTCAATTACTTTTATTTCACCATTCTCAACCATATCTTTAATTTCCTCTTTTACCTTCTCTTTTACAACTTCGTCAAATTTTTTCTTACCCTTATCACATGGAGTCTTTCTATTAAGGTGCTTATTATAATGGGATCTTTGAGTAAACACTTTTCCGCATTTTGGACAAATATATTCAACCATTTTAGTTATTCTAGACATTTTAATTTTAAATAATTCAAATTTTAATATATTTATTTCCTTCATCTGGAACATACTTCATTTAATAAAATTAAATAATTGAATACTTCATTTTATGATGGGCCATATTTGATTCAAATCATATAGTATTACACCTCCTAGATAATAATACGATATATTAGGATATTTATCTTGTAAACCTAACATCCGTGAAAAATCATTAAAACCTTTGTACCCCGAATATTCAGGATAACATATTGTATTTGTCAATTGAGTAAAAGCACATTTATTATCATTTAATATCCAATGGAGGAGAGTTACAATAACAGTAATCAAATGGACAAATGGATTAAATAAAAATCCTCCGAAATAAATATAAATATCTATTAAATGATGTAAATATAAAAGGATTTTTCCTTTTAATTTTTCACATGGATACATTTGAATATCAATTATATATTGAATAGTAGTTAAGAATATCAAAAATTCATATTTATTCATTACTAATTCTTTTATTTTTTTTACAAAATTTGAAATAAACTTTGTAAGAATAGTAAACAAACAAACAAACAAAACATAATGAACGTCACGAACTTTATCTTCCTTCTTCTACTCTCTCTTGCGACTGTTGTCCAAGGTGTTCCAATCAGAGATTACTTCCGGTCCCCCGACAATGACTCGGGGAATCGCCTCAATGAACACCTTTATGCTACATCTATCCTTCCAATGAGGGGTGGAGGTGGATATCCCAGTACTACTGGTAATCCCTCTGGAGGTGGTCGCTGGAATGATTAAGTCTTTAAAAAAATAAACATATACTCTACCTTTTCACTTAATAATTTTTTTTACAACGGAATATTATCTGTAACATTTCTACCAGATATTCTTTTTGAACTTGCTCTTCTTTTTGCTTTTATTGTATCCCTTCTTAATTTATTTTTCATTGATTGTGGCAAACTATTATACCGATCTTTCCAATATTGAGCCCTTTCTAATGCTAACTTCGGAACTACTCTTTTTGGAGATGTGTATCTACTTCTTTGAATGACTGGTTGTTGTTGTTGTTGAACAAAAGGACTTTGATCAACCGGTTGTTGTTGTTGAACAAAAGGACTTTGAATAACCGGCGGTTGAACAGGCTGTTGTAGAACAGGAGGTTCATTGGGTTCTTGAATATTTATCGGTGTAGCCATACCTAATTTTTTTTCATTCATTCTCTTCTTATTTTCAGTTGATATACTCTCATCATATATATCCTCTTCTTTTTCAGGAAATAAATTACCAATATCCTGTAATCCATTAAAATATCTTTCGTCAGAACTATTCGGTCCATCCATCATTTTTTTATTAAAATTAGAAAAAAACCTCTTGTCTGAACTATCTGGTCCTTTATATCCGTCATCGTATAAATCTTCTTCTTTTTCAGGAAACAAATTACCAATATCCTGTAATCTATTAAAATATCTTTCATCAGAACTATCTGGTCCTCTATACCCCTCACGACACATCATTAATCTATTTTTTAACTCCTCAACCTGCTTTTTACACATTTCTAATTCGTGTTCATGAGAACCCCCCCTATAGTTACGGCGTCTAGTATTACGGCGTCTAGTATTACGGCGTCTAGTATTACGGCGTCTAGTATTACGTCTAGTATTACGTCTAGTATTACGTCCTATAGTACTACGGCGTCTAGTATTACGGCGTCTAGTATTACGGCGTCTAGTATTTCTTCGAGTTCTTCTAACCATTTATAATTTAAAACAATATTTAATTCTTACTTAAATATAAATTATATTTACTTATTATTAAATGGATACTCAGCTTGCATTAGAAAAACAATCAATGTCAAAACAAGAACTCATTCAACAGAATAGATTTGAACAATTAATCAATATTATGATTATGTATAAACAACAAAATCCAAATATAGATGTTTACCTAACAGAAAAAAATATTACAAAAGCAATTAAATGGTATCAGTCAAACTTTACATCAATGTTAGCTGAAAGTATTAAAAGTAAAGATAATTAAAACTAATTATAATATTCTATATTATTAATAATGAATATAGAAATCCATAAAGTCTTATTTAGTCAAATCAATATTGTATCTGCTATTAAAAATATATGTCCATTCAATCTAATAAAAGGTCTAATAAAAATCCTCCCAAAAGAAGATCTCTCAAACCATTTAACTAATACAGATCTATTTAAACCCATCCAATGGAATAATATAAATTCCATTGATAATTATCTTTTTAATTCATGCCAATCATTAACATCCAAATTAATTCAAGAATTAAATGAAAACTATTTATCAGATACTAAGAATATTAAGTGGTGTGATATTAAAAACTACCTCCAATTTACTATTGAAGAATATAAATCCATGAATTGGTATAATTTTATCAAAATAGATTTCTATACAATATTCTTAAAAAATGAAAATGCTCAATCATGGATAAATAAATATAATGATAAAATAGACCATCCACAAACTAACACCAAAGAACTTATCAAAAAAATGTATTCAAAAATAGAATCTATGTCTGAAAATAATATAATCAATGATGGTGATCTTTTAATCTTATCCGACTATCTAATGAATATTAATCGAACTCTATAATATTAAATATTTCTTAATGTTCATACTTTTATTCAATAGAAGAGTTCCTTCTTCTAGTAGATTTCTTTCTTCGAGTAGATTTCTTTCTTCGAGTAGATTTCTTTCTTCGAGTAGATTTCTTTCTTCGAGTAGATTTCTTTCTTCGAGTAGATTTCTTTCTTCGAGTAGATTTCTTTCTTCGAGTAGATTTCTTTCTTCGAATACGTTTTCTATAATTCCCCCCTTTATGAGACATCATTTCAAAATCTAAAAGAGCAAGTTCTTGTTTCTCTATGAACCCTTTGAGCGCTTCTCTAACATTATAATTATGTTCTATTAGCTTTCTCTTTGCGTACTTGCGAAGTCTCAGGTCCTCTAGATCCCCTTGAATCATAAGGATAAACTCGCTTATAGCTTCGTTTTCATCTTTCAATTCGGGAACGGGTTGAGGTTGATAAGGTTCCGGCTCAGGCTCAGGTTCAGGTTGTTGATAAGATTGAGTTTGATAAGGTTGATAATGTTGAGTTTGATAAGGTTGATAAGGTTCCGGCTCAGGTTCAGGTTCAGGTTGTGGATAAGGTTTATTCCATGATTCTGCCCGTGCTTCCCCGCGACTCACGATATTTTTGGATACCATCTCTCCGCGTAGCGTCCCGCATGCCGAGCAACTCCGAGCCCCCGCGGGGTTCTCGAGGGTGCATGCCGCGCATTTGAACGACGTGGGCAATCCCCCCGGTTCATTTAGAGGATATGGAACAGTCCTTGGCATAAAGTCAGGTTCCGGTTCGGGGACTAGACCTTCTGAAGAAGAAGAATGATGGGATATTTGCTCTAAATTTTTTATCTTTGCCTCAAAATTTTCAGGTTCCGGGTCGGGAACTAGACCTTCTGAAGAAGAAGAATGAAGGGATATTTGCTCTAATAATTTCTCTAATAATTTCCTTAGTTTTGAAATGTCTTTATCAATAGAATCCGTAGGGTGTCCTCCCATCTTAAAGTAGTCTCTTGTTTTCTCTAAATTTTTTATCTTTGCCTTAAATTTTTCTGCGAGGACTCCAAGATCTTCTACATTTACATCCATAGCACCATGACCTTCTCCAACCGTGGCAGGTTTTTCTATTATATGTTCTCTAGGACTTTGACATTCAGGATTATTGGGTTTGGGTGTTCCAAAACAAAGTCCACCACCAGTTCCATAATAATCATTCATTTTATAATATAATATAATATAATAATTTATTTTATGATACTCGTTTATATTGTTACCAGATTATCTAATGAATATTAATAGAACTCTATAATATTAAATATTTCTTATTTTTCTCTATCTGAACCATACAGTTTCATATTATTTCCCCAGTAGTCAATTGCTGATTGAAGTCCATGCTGATCAGCTCCGGGCCTGATACAAGAACATAATATATTAATAAAACCTTCAATATGTTTTAATTTATCATTGAATTTTATATTATCTTCTTTTAATGAACGGAGTTTTTTACGAAGTTCATTTATTTCTTTTTTCAAAAGATCAATTTCATCTTCTTCTTTTGGAACATCAATCTCTACTGTAAATCCAAATAATCCATCATATTGTAATACTATTTGAAGCTTATTCGGATTATCTGCCTTAATATCAGATTTAATATTATCATTATTACCTTCAAAACAAGACTTTAATAATTTATGAAATTTCTTAAAATCTTCTTGGAAATATTTTTTATTTTCTAACCAAAATCGTCCATTCTCCGAATCTATATCTACCTTATAACTCGCATTAGTTAGATTATCTTTTATCTTTAATTCAATAATATTATTTTCAAGGAAACAAGAAATTGTATATTTAATAATTTCCTGTGCCGGAATTACTGGAGCCGGAGAAGGGGCTTCTGCTCGATGACTCCTATTCCCCGGATTTGAATATTCATAATCATCTGGAGTGGGTTGAGCAGAATCAGGCGTTTGTTCCATAATCAATGTGATTATTCCTATTCCAGGGAAATAATGATTCATTAATAGTTAATTTATTAAAATGTAATCAAATTTGATTATTAGTTAATAAAAATAATTATAATTATTAATAATGAATAATGTATGCCAGTGTCACTTAATCGATTGGTCAGGTAAAAATGGAAAATATATTCACATTTCTTCAGGAACTACATATGATTCGCAAAAACATGGTGCGTTAGATTGTCAAACAAAAGTAAAAGAAGGATCATTAAATTATTCTGAATATTTTAAAACATGTAAATATATTCCAGGTGATCCAAAATCCCATTTTCCAAACGCATCAGAAAAAATAAAAAAAGTTATTATACCTAGATTTGAAGAAGGAATACCTCCTATATCTGAAAAATTATTTAAATAACATCTCGCCTCTGTTGAACCATAATTCTCCTACGCTCTTCTTTTTTTTCTTCAAGTCGTCCCGTATAGAATATAATTAACTGACATATAACAATACAAATTGTAAATGCCCCAAATATTGCGACCACTAATTTTAAAACATTATTATCCACAGTAGGTAGCATCGCATCATCAATAGACGCCTTTAATAATCGAATATCTGATGATAACTGATCTATATCTATTCGTAAATGTATTACTTGATCTTCTATACCTGAATATGTATCTTGTATATTATTGACTATATCACACATTTCACCTATATCGGTTACTATCGATGAAACTGAATTTGCGGCATCTCTTGCTGAATGGGAAGCATCTTGAGCCGTCTGTATTACTTGAGCAGCACAAGCAGCACCACATTGTTGAGCACTGTTCATTGAAAATTATTTTTTATTATTTTAAATATTAATCAATCAAATTTGATTTTTATAAGAAATATAATACAAAAATAAATGGATAGTGAAAAGACTGTTCAAAAAAAACTGTCATTCGATTATAAATTCTTATTTGGTATTATAATCTTTTACTTTTTATTCAGAAATAGTTATATGATTAAACAACAATAGTAATCTTGAAAAGCATTTAAATAAATAATTGAAATTATACTATACAATGATGGAACTTATCTTATTTTTCTTGTTTCTCCCTTTTTCTTCAGCTGATTTGATTATGGAAATTCCAAATATGCCTCCAGAAAACTATGTTCCTATGGATAATATGATAGCAGGGACATTATGGGCTATGGGTGTCTGTTCTTGTGTTGGAATTGTATGTAATCATAAAAAGAAAGTTCCTATAAAAGTAGAACAATGTGAACATGATGATTATTATGAAACTAAAAATTATTATAAAATACAAATTCACGATAAACAGAAACCTAATAAACATAAACTTAATAAACTAAAAAATGACCTAAAAGAAATGATGAATGCTATTAAATCACTTGAAGATGAAATAGAAGAAGAAGAACAAGAAAAATATAATAAAGAAAAAGATAAATTTAATAAAGAAAATAATATCTCAATGGATATACCAGAAAATATAAAATATAAATTTGGTAAAGGGGCAATAAGTATAAAAGAAAATAGTAAATATTATCACGGTATTACAATACACGATAAAAAAAAGTATATGAATGATTATAATCATAGATTTTTTGAAAGATTGGATGATAAAAAAATAAATTGGTTTCTCGGAACTAAAAATCCAAATGAATATTGCTGTAATTGCTCATTAGATCAAGAAAATTCTAAAAGAAGAAAAGTTTTTAAAATCTATAAATGTAATGGTCATGAAATACAATAACTATTGTTCAGGTTCAGGTTCAGGTTCTCCGTCTTCAACTTTTTCAATTACTTTCTTATCTATTAATTTTTTTTCACCTTTATCAGTTATCATATGAATCTTTTTACCTTTATCATTTATAACAGATCCATAAATATACATACCATTTATATCATACCTTACACGTATACCTTTTTCATATGTTATATTTACTATTTTCTTCTTAGATTTTTTCTTTTTAGTTAGTTTTTTCTCGTTTGATGTTGAAGATGATGGTGATGATGTTGAAGAGGATGATGAAGGGGACGATTTTTTAATTGTAAGTTTTCGTCGATTTGCTTTTGTATCTTTTAAACATCTCTTAGTTTTTATGTTCCAAAGATTACCTTCTTCGATACATTTTTTATATTTATTAATATATTTTTCCTCTTTTTCCTCAGGTTGTATGAATTCAATTTCTTCTTCTTCTTTTTCTTTCTTTTTTGGTTTCGGTTTTTCTGAATTGGCTACAATTTCTTCAATTAATTTTTGTTCAGTTTTATTGATTCCATAGTATTCATATATTTCTTGATCGGTTTTTAAAGGTTTATCTGGATATGTAATGAGATTTAATATTTTATATTCATTTTGCTTATACATTCCAGATGAATATTGTGTTATTTTTAATATAAATTTAATTAATTTAGAGTCTAATAAATATTTAACATTTGTTATGATATCATCATCACCAACCATTATTACATTTCTTTGCGTGGTTCCATATTCTCCATTTTTATCAATATATGGATATAATGGAGGATTTTCTATAGTATTTAATATATTTATAATTACTTTTTTATTATTAAATATATCTTTTTTGTTTTTAAAATATAATAATTCACCAATACCTTTATTATCCAATAAATGAATATGAGGATAAATTAGATCACCAGTTTTAACCTTACTTCTATCAGTTGGTCCTGGTAATTTAGATATAGGATATTTAAAATCTATTTTAAACCCTTCTTTATTTAATAGTATATTTACAATTTTAATACTTGTCTCATTTAATAATAGTGGTATAAACGGTAAATTAGATATAATAATATTTGATTTATATATTTTGTTATCAAAGTGACATTTTATATTTGTTTTTATAATATTTATATTTTTTATAATTACAAAATAATCAACTGGTGGAAAATGTTCTACCTCTATATTCATATTTAATGAATATATTTCATATTTCTTTAATCTATCATATATTATTGCGGTTTCTCTTTTATCTCCACTAAAATATTTTTTCCAACCAACTGGAATAATTAAACATAACTTACCATTTTGATTTAATAAATCCATGCCTCTTAAAGCAAAATGTTGATATACTGGATTACCAGATCCATGTGAAAATTGATAAGGGGGATTACCCATCACTATATCAAACATACTTGTCCCATCTTCAAATGATTCAAATAATTTATATATACTTTCTTTTGTATCTTTATTTTCAACAAATGAACCATGAAATATATTTAATTTATATTGACCACCTCCATCAATTCCACAAAATACTTTATTAAGGATAAAGATACTCTTTTCACTGACTTCAACCATATATAACATATTTTCTAAAATATGTTTTCTACGTTTTTCTTCGTCTGGTATAACATTGGCCAAACCTTCCATCAATTTAAGATAAGCAATTACTGGAAAGTTTCCAATACCTACTGCTGGATCCAACCATTTTAGATGTTTATTTGTCCAAACATCCGGAGGTAATTCATTTAACATATCTTCAACAATTTTAATAGGAGTAAATACTTCACCCTTTTCTTTTCTTTCTTTGTCTTTTGGAGAAAGATTATTATTAATATCTTCTAATAATTTATCTGGATCACGAATACCATAATATTGTTTCTTTTGTGAAAAGATAATTTTTTCCATATGTGAAATATCTTTGGCATCTGTAATTGATTGAATCACTTTGTTAACAACATCCTCAGAATAAACTTCATTTTCATCTCCACCTAAACGACCATTTAATATTTTCAAAAACATTTCCTTAGATGACTCATTACTAAAAACTGTATTTTTCAATTTACTTATATCTGACATTATAATTACATTTTTATTTTTTTTATATTCATTTAATAATATACATTTAGAATTACCATCTAAATAAAGTGTAAATATATTCAGTAATGATATAAGTTCAGCAACCAATTCAGCAGCTAACTTTTCAATCGGAATTTCAGTAATTTCTTTTTTTTCCTTTTTTAATTGTTTTTTATCTTTTTCAGATACCTTTTCTTTTTTCTTTCCCGGATCAATTTTTTCTTCTGCTTCTTCAATTAATATTTTTTTAGATTTATTTGAAAATTTTATAAGTCGTAATTGTGTCTCAATTTGACTAATAAATGTTGGAGAAAAGCTAAAATTTTCTGTTATTTTTTTAATACTTTCTATATCTTGATTCCATGACTCATACATTTTATTAAATAGTTCATTTATTATTTTATCTTTATTATCTACTTCGTTTATTATATCTCCATCAATATCGATTAAATCAATAATTTGTCTATACATTTGTTTTTGACTTTCATCACTTTTTGAATAATTAATATTTTCACTAAATAAGTTTACATTTGTCATGGTTCTTTGTGGATTTAAATCAACCATGAAACCCCATTTCTTTTGATTACAATAACCACTATCACTACATTCTGGTTCAACAACTTCTGTCATAGATCTGAATAACATTTGGAATATTGCATCTGTACTTTCAATACTGTTCCACATCGCAACAATATCAACGTTCCTCAATGATATTCCCAATTGAAGACGATTTCCAGTTAGAATAATCAAATTTTTACCCTTAACTTTATTGTTAATAATATCTTTTTCAAGTGATTCAATTTCTTCTTTTATTTTATGTACATCTTTCATGTATGTAACATATCCATTTTGATCCAAACCTTTCTTACCATCCACATATGTATAATAATGATAATCTAATTTTTTAAATTCAGATCCAGGACCCAATAATATTTCGAGTAATGCTGTTATTTTATCATTAATTAATCCATTTGAACCAACCGGTAGAAACCATAGTTGACTTGTCATGTGTCCTTCTTGCATTGTTCTACACTTTCCAGAACACATACTTTTAATCCTAGGAATAATACCTTTCTTTTTGTAAAAATCTCCATCTTCATAATTCATTGATTTATTAGGTTTACCGAAATAATACCTTAACATTTCTTTTATTTGTTCGGAATTTTCAAAAGAACCATTTTTTGTCATAAATAATTTCGACATATCAAATCCATAATCAGTATCACCGACTTTACTCTTTTCCATATTTAGTTTATCACTATGCCATAATGATGTAATCAAATGAGGTTTTGGATAAACTGAATATGTTTGTACAAGGTTGTCTACAATATCTTTTCCAGTTTTATCTCCACGATATTCTAATGCTTTATTATACAGTGTTGCTCCAAATCTTTTTTTTATTGAATTATCGTTAATTGTTTTATTATCTAGATTTTTCATAATATTAATGTCATTTACATCCCATGTTAATTTACAATCTGGTTGAATATTAAATATTTTTAATGGTTTGTTATATGTTGCTGTAACATATACTTTTGGAATTTTACTGCCGAAAGTATCTAACATTTTCAAAATTTGCATTGATTTTTCAGTGCTCATCCCAAAATGGGCCTCATCTAAATACATCATTGTAATTTCCTTTTTAATTTCTTTGAATGTATCATTTATTCTTTTCTTAATTGCTTCTATTTTTTCATCACCTTCTTTACCCGGTTCAGCCCAACCAAGTTTTTGTTTAGACATGATAATGACATTGTGTTTTGTTTTATCTAAATCATCTGAGTTTATCTTTTTTTGAAAAACTTGATATCCTATATTATTATTTGTAAAATCAATATGATTGTCAAAGATATCTGTATATTCTCCAAAAGTTTCATTAGGGGCTGGTGTTATCATTAAGAAAATTAATTTTTTCCCGTGTGGATGTTTAATATCATATGCTTTGACATAGTCTAAAATAGAACCTGCCATGATATAAGATTTCCCCGAACGGGGGATCGCGCCTACTAAAACCCCTTGTTTCTGTTTATTTACGATTAAATCATTTATTTTATCAATAAATAGTTTCTGATGAAATCTTGGAATAAATGGTTGTTTTAGATTTTTTAGATAATTTTTTTCAAAATCCTGAATATCTTGACTTGTTTGAAAGAAATTATATTGTGAAAGAAGTTCCCTTAGTTTAAAATAATACTTATGAAGGTCTTTTGAATCATAAATATTTTCATAATTCCCCCCAGGATTAATATATTTTATGAGAATATCACTTGAAGTATTCTGAGCTTTAAACTTATTTACTACAGAAGTTTTATCATTTACAAATATGCAAACATGACAATTTCTATTCTTTTGTTTCTGCTTTTCAATAATAGCACATAATTCTGGAATATCATAATCCTTAATCCCCTTTGCTTTTTCATAATATTTTACAGAAATTAAGTAAAGATCTTCAATATCATTATGAGTATTCAAAAATGTAATGTCTGAATATCCACCACTATTACCGCTTCTAACACTATCTTGTAAATATCCATTTTCAAACTTAATCTTTTTCCAAAAATTTTTATCCATAGTAATAATATCTGTATTCGCATTACCTTCCCAATGTGTTGTAAACTCATCCTCATTTGGTTTCAATGTTAGTTCTGTTAAACCAAACTTAATACACAAATCCCATAACCGTTCATAATAGAATCCTCGAGTTGAACGGTCAGTTAAGTCTTGTTCAATTGCTCCTTCATCTGTTGGAGGTTTAAAATCAATTGATTCTAAAATTTTTTCAAAATTAGATTCTTTTCTTATTTTCCCTTGTATGAACTTTAATATAGTTTCTTTACCAATGTTTGACTTCTTAGGTGGCATTATTAATATTAATATTATATTTTTAATATTTTAAATATTATCTAAATCAAATTTGTAAATCTAAATATATTTTAATAAATAATATCAATGAAAATCACCTTTATATAAAATAATATAGTATTATATATATATATATATGGGACAATTAATAAGCAGAACATTTTCGGGACTTACTCAAGAAGAATGTAATGTTCGTTGTGATAAGAAATTTGCCGATGGCGAGGAGAGTGGGAAGAAAGAACAGAGTAATTCCTGTAAAGAAGAGATTGACGAATTACAAGAAGGAGCAAAAGAAAGGGTTATTAACGAATTAAAAGAGGAATATACTGATTTAGTTATAGAACTTCTAAAAGATGATTCTTTTTTAGATAGTTTTGAAGAATATGTAAGGGGAGAAATTACAAATGATCTAAGTACTGATTCTTTTCCTGAAAATGATGAACTTGCGCAGGGTATAAAAATGGCTGTTATCAATGAATTAACAGATAAATTAAGAAGATCAAAGGATCGTTTTAAAGAGACTTTTCCTTCAGAAGAATCTGAAATACGGGAGAAAATAGACGGGGCATTTTTGAAAGTTAAAGAAGAAATCATAAATGCAGATGAGGCTTCTAAAAAAGATATTATAAGTAAAGGGATAAATGCCTTAACTTATAAAATATTCTTATCCGAAGAAATTAAAGGAATACGGGATACCGCAAGTAGACTTATCAACAATTTACGATTTCGCCCAGATTATTGTACAAGTATGTGTGAAGTGTGTGATACAACTAAAATACAAGAAGATTATCGAAGTGGAACTATAAAGTCTTTATCTTACTATATTGATAAATATAAGATGGCATGTGAGAGATGTAAACCAGGTTATCGACTTCTTTGTACTAGAGGGTCCTGCGTATGTTTAAAAGAAAGTGAAATATTAGATGAAAATGGTCAAGAAAAACCCACTGAAACCTTACCAAGATCTCTTTTATATAAATATGATGGATTCCAAAATATGGATAAAGATATATATTTTACAAGATCATTAATTATATGTCTAGTTATCTGTGTATTGTTACTATATTTCTGTAAATAAATTAATTAAAATTATTTACTATATTATAAATGGAAAAGAATCCACAACAAAATTATATAGATTTAATGACCGAATTAGGAAAGATTAATGGTAGATTACAACAAACCCCACATGATACAGCATTATTGGAATATTATCATTATCTTATAAGTATTATCCCACAAGTATATGCTCAACAACAAGCATATGCTCAACAACAAGCATATGCTCAACAAGCATATGCTCAGCAACCAGCGACAGCCCATCAACCAGCGACAGCCCAGCAACCAGCAATTGCTCAGCAACAAGCACTAAATTCTTCAGAAGAAAGGAATAGAGTTTTGGCTGAAAATATGAGGGTAAATCAAGATATTAATAATCCTATGAATCTATCACATGCCAACCGTCTTTATGGTTCACATTCTAGTGATATTAATCACCCGCTCATACCATTTAATTTTTGGGTGAAGCAACGTCCGATAGCCGATAGAGGCGGTGTGCCATTAGGGTCAGTTATGGATTCTTATCCATTAACTAAATATAAAGGAGGTGGGAGGAAAAGATCTAAAAGATCCAAAAGATCCAAAAGATCTAAAAGATCCAAAAGATCTACAAGATCCAAAAGATCTACAAGATCTAAAAGATCTAAAAGATCCAAAAGATCTAAAAGATCTAAAAGATCCAAAAGATCCAAAAGATCCAAAAGATCTACAAGAAGGAAAAGGTAATCAAAATTTGAAAAAATTTTTAATGGTTTTTAGTATTAAAACTCATTATGGACCTCACGAAGGTCTACTACAACAACGCTGTACCAAATAAAAAGGACGAATATACACCGTCAATGTCCCTTAATTATCCTTTCCTTGGGATTTATAAAGACTTTCATGTGAAAAGAAACGTGATTCAACCCTATACCCAAAAGTACATGTCAAAGCAAAAAAATAATATCAGAATGCGTAGGTATCATCGTATTCAGCAACCTGGATTTGATGTTCAAAGAGTTGGTCATAAGTAAATAGTTATTTCTGAAGTTTAACCCATAATTCTCTTAATTTTATGTATTGAATATGGCTCACATCTGTAAGTCCAATAGAATCATTTTTTATTTTATCTTTATTTACTATTCTAATCTTCTTTGGAGATTGAATAATATCAATTTGTTGTTTTTCTTCTTTAGACATTTACTACTATTAATTATTAATATTTTTTTATTAATTTTATAATCATAAAATACTTAAATGAATTATAATATTATAATTATTATATGAGTCAAGACTTAGCTACTATACGAAAAGAATTAATTGGTTTTAAAGAAGTTGATTCTGCGTTTGATTTAAAAAAAGGTAAATGTGTTAAATATATCACTGTTAAAGATAATGGGGAAGAATATTTTTATACAGGGGGGAAATATAAGCGGATGGGTGATAATAAAATATATTTAGATGCGAGTCCTCCTTCATGTATATTAAAAGTAAAAGATAAAATGGGTAATGTAACATATTCAACGCGTTTATTCACTGAAGATGAAGAATTAGAAACATGTACAAAAGATAAAAAAGAATATGAAAAAATAATAGAAACACAGCAACGGATAATTGAAACAATGACAGAAAAAATTAAAAATAATTCAGATATAGTGAATCAAATTCATGAAAAAAATCAAAAATATGAAGAAATTATTAAAAAATTAATGGAAGAAAGGAAAAATAAATAAAATTATATCTTTGATAAATTATTTCTTGAAAAATATATGACTTCGTCTCGTAATTTACTTATTTCACTATCAGGATTATCCATCATACCATCTAGATTAGTTTTAAAATCAGCTAATTTTGTAACCCTTATATCTTGTCCTATTTTTATTGCTCGATCTATAAATGTTGCCACACATCTACAATTATTTTCATCTAAACCCCGTGTTGTTAATGCACATAATCCAATTCTTATACCTCCCGGGGACAAAGCACTTTTATCACCTATAATAGTATTTTTATTAACACTTATCATAGCCTTTTCTAATACATACTCCGCCTTACTTCCAGTAATAAATTTATTTCTTAAATTAACAAGTAATAAATGATTATCGGTTCCTCCAGTAGATAATTCATATCCCTTATTATGTAATTCTTCTCCTAATATCTTACAATTATTAATTACTCGAATAGAATATTCAATAAATTCAGGATGTTTAGCTTCTTTTAACGCAACAGCTACAGCAGATATTACATTATTATGTGGTCCTCCCTGTAACGATGGGAAAACAGCAAAATCAATTTTATCAGCATATTTTTCTTTACTAAATATCATTCCTGAACGAGGTCCTCTCAAACTTTTATGGGTTGTTGTAGTAACAATATCAGCAAATAAAAATGGATTATTTAACTGTTTAGAGGCAATTAATCCGGCTGTATGTGCCATATCAACTAAAAGATATGCTCCAACTTTTTTTGCTATTTCAGAAAATTTTCCATAGTCCCAGTCCCTAGGATATGCGGAACCTCCAGCAATAATACATTTCGGTCTAAATAATAATGCTCGTTTTTCTAATTCTTCATAATCTATTAATCCAGTATCTTTATCTATTTCATATGGTAAAGACTCAAAATAAATACTAGTAGCAGATATTTTCTTATTACCATTATAAAATCCGTGAGTCAAATGCCCTCCACTAGGAAGGTCTAAACCCATTATTCGATCATGTGGATTTAATAATGCTGTATAAACAGCAAAATTAGCCGGAGAACCAGAATAAGGTTGTACATTTACAGACCATTCATTTTTATCCAATTGAAATAATTCTAAGGCACGTTTTTTACATAATAATTCCATTTCATCAATATATTCATTACCACCATAATATCGTTTCCCTGGTTGTCCCTCACTATATTTATTTGTCATTATTGAACCTAGAGCACTTAGAACATTTTTCGATGTATAGTTTTCACTAGCAATCATCTCTAATCCATCATTTTGACGTATTGATTCCTTCGAAATAATATCAAAAACTTCACGGTCATTATTAATTAAACATTCACTCATTTATAAAAGATTAGTCTCAAACCTTTATATTATTATTACTAATTATTCAAGAGTTATTTTTGTAATTTGTGGCTGAGATTGAGGTTGGGGTGGAATAGTTGGAGCACTCGCTTGAACTACTGGAGGTGGAGGATTTGTTACATTATATATATCCTGACCTCTTAAATTATCAGAACTTCTTGATCGACCTAAAAAAATATCTTTATTTTTACAACATATAATAAGACCTGACCCCAATCCTGCTATATATGATAATAAATTAATCATAAAAAAATCTAAAGCAGATATTTCCATTATATAATATATATATATTACAAATATATCTTTCTGAGAACATCTACTATTTCAAATAAAACGCGACAGTCTATCATATTATACTCAACAATCTCACTTATTTCATTATATCTTTTTAATGGAATATTTTTGTTTCTTTCTAAACATATTTTTTTAAAACGTATCATTGAATCTAAACCATTATCATTTTCTCCCCATGTTGTATTTATAAGACCATTTTTATATAAAGCAGTACCTATTTCTTTTAATCCAAATTTAAATACCCCTTGAACAATTACAGGTTCAGTTCTAAAATGATCTAAAACATTTACTAAATTTATTCTAGGAAATTGAATTTGTGGATATTTTTTATAAATATAATTAAAATAACCATTCTCAGCATGTCCCCAATGATAAATATTTAATATATCCCCATTACTTATATAATGTAATTTTTCAGAAAATAACTTTATAATATTTTCTTCATCTTGAATAGTATAGTCTTGAATAGTAAAATCATAATAATGATCATTGTAAATAAATCCCAAAATAGCTATAATAGGTTCTACCGGAAATACTTCTCCATTAAATAAATCTTGTTTTTGATCAAATGTTAAGAAACTTTCAACATCAAAATAAATACCATCCATTTCTAATATGTTTTTAAATGAATCAGATACAGTTTTTCGTGGATATATTAAAATATCATTGTTTTTATTCATATGTATCATTCGTTCTTGAATATCTTTCTTTTTCGATTCTTTAAGATTATTTATCAAGCGATTATCATCCCAACATGTTATACCATGTTCAACATAATTACATCGTTCATCATACGTTATATTCCATACTAAAGTTATTTCTTTTATTTGAATAGCTAATTTATGTTTCTCTATCTCCCAATCACTCTCTTTATAATTCATATTTGGATATAATTCATTGTGAGTTGGAGTAGGGCGAATATTCATATTTGAATAATTATTCTTTATATATATTATCCATTGGAGTGCTTTATTATACTTCTGAATAAGACAATCACTTATTTGAAAATAACAAATAAAATCATTCCTCGGTAATATAGCGTTTTTATACTGATACCCCTTCCCCAATATAAAACAATGTGGTTTATATCTCCTTATTTTATAGAACGCACTTTGAAAAGAATAAAGACTACATTTTTTATATGGTATAACCCCATCATTATTAACATCCATTAAATCAATCTTAAATTTTAATGAGGAATAACTTACACCAATTAACATATAATCTAAGGGATTTTGATATAATAAATGAAATGGTACATTCGATATTGATGGAAATAGTTTTTTAAAATAATCAAATCGTATTATTATATCACAGTTTACATTTATATTCTCGTCAGGATTATATAATGAACCATTTATAATAATCGGATTATTATCTCTTATTAATATTTCAGTTTCATTATGGTCTTTATTAGTTAGATTAATATTATTTAATCCAGACATAATCGCTATTTTTTCAAATAGATCTTGTTTATACTTATTTGATTCATTCAATATTAAATTTTTATAATGACTCGGTTTATCTTTTTCATATAGTCCACTATTTATGTTAAACCAGTCACAAAGAGGATCTTTTAAAATATGATTTTTTAAAAGAAACATGTTAATTTGATTTTGAAAATATTCCATATATTGTTAATGGAAGTTATAAAAAATAATAATGTTTATTTAATCCTCCAATTCTTCGAGTTTATCATTAATTAATTGTTTTTCTTTAATTATTCTCTCCAAATCTTCTTTAATTATATTTTCTTCTTTCCGTTGTTTTTCTATATTATCTAACATTGATTCTTTTTCTTTTTGGTCATTTTCTCTTTCATTTAATAATTCATATAATCCTTCTTTATCATCGGTACTTTCAAGCCATTCAGGAGTAACTCTATTAATTATTTCTGTTCCATCTTGTTTTTTTATCCATTCTCTATGATAATCATTCATAGCAAATAAATCTCTAATCGTTGAATAATATTTACCATCAGATATTATATTTGATAATATATACTTATCTTTCGTATTATCTCGTTTACCAGTTTTTTTATTTAAATCCTCATATTCTATTAATGTATGGTGAAATGATAATACCTTTGTCTCAAGATATAATTCTTTAGTTGAATAAAAATATAATTTCAACTTTTTATTTTTATCATATGTTATTAATATTATTGCCAAATCAGTTATTAAATCATTATCATCTATGTTTTTTAAATCATTATTTAAATCATTATTTATATCAAAACTATTTAGTAATAATTCCAAATCGGGTATATGGACAATTTTATTATCAATCTCATTAAAAATCTCTTTTGTATTTTTATATTGTTCTGTTTTTTTATTTAATAATGCATCTGTTTCTACTTTTTTCTGATTATATTTATCTAAAATATAGACATCGGATTTATCCATTTTTCTGAATTCATCGCTAATCCGTTTTTTAATAATACTCTCGAAATATCTTTTTTTAGTAGAAATTTTATTAAATGCTGTTGTTAAATTTAATAAATCATTATTTATATCATTTAAATGATATAATACTTTACAGCTTTGACCATATAATTTTTTAATATGATAAGGTATTGTATCTACCTTTTTAAATTTAGATTTAATTAAACGGTTTTCGGGTTCTCCAATTGTATTTAATGTTATATCTTTATAACTACTCTTCTTTGTAAATATAGTTTCAAGTTTATCTAAAAATCTATAATCTTCATATGAATATAATATTTCATTGATTTCATATTTATAATCCTTAGGATCGATTTTAATACTAATATTTTCCTTCAATTTATCAATTCCACTGATTAATAAATTATTAATAAATGTTTTTAAAATTTTAGAATCAGTCACAATTTCAGACATTTCCCCTTCTGTAATTCTCGGTTCACTTTTATCCATTAATTTATATTTATCATTTTTCTTATAATTCAAATAACCATATAGATTAATCCTTTTATGTTCGGAAATCATAATATTATCAGAAAGGATATTATTTATAATATCCAATAAATTAACCTCAATGGTTATATTATCGCCCTGATGTTTAATAATATACCCTTTTAATACAATATTATTATTATTCCTCTCTTTACTATATATATTTCTATGGATATAATCGATTTTACTCTTCTTAATTATTTTTTTCCCATATCTCGTAAAATATATAGTTTTATTTTTTAACTCTTCATCTTCAATTATTCCAGTTATCTCTACTTTTTTTTCTTCTATTTTAGATATAATTTTATAATTTATATTCTTTTTATATTGTTGTTTGGCTTTATATCCATCTATAAATTTAGTTAATTCATTATCATTTAAATTAATACTATACAAATACTTCTCTAAAAATAACATATTACATTCACTTTCAATAAAAGAATATTTTGTCCGCAGTTTATCATTTTCTCTAATATTTTCATGTATAACAGGGACATATACATTATCCTCTAATAATAATGTTGTTACTTCTTTGCTTGAATTTTCAATTAAAGAAATTGGTTTTTTATTAAATACATTTAAATATTCAAGTGTTTCATTTATCGTTGAACTATAATCTTCATTTAATTCATATATTATTTCATATTTATTATCATATGGTAATAGAAATGGAACTGTAGGGATTATTTGATATTTACCTTTTTCTTTTTCCGTAATAATATAGGATACTTCTGAATAACTATTTAAATGTAGTTTTTTTATAGTATATCCAGCATTTTCTATTAGACTATAGTCTTCATATTCTTTCTTTTTAATTTGATGTTTTATATCTTTTACTATATCAATTAACATAAAAAATTCACTTTGAACTAATTCTAGTACTTCTTCTGTTATATCATTGTCAACTAAATTCCGGGTTCCAACAGAATAATCAAATAATAATTTATCTTTTTTAGGATGTTTCTTTCTTCTTATTAAAGCTTCAATATTAATATCAGCCAGATAATTACTACATGATTTATCAATCCATTTCCATTTCTTTTTATTTTCTAATAATTCTTTTATTTGTGAAATTACAACCAGTTTATCTAATTTAACATAAACATTTTTATATCCTAATTCTACATTTCCTTCTGTAGTAATTATTTCTTTATTTTCTTCATCTATTTCTAAAACCGTAGCATAATTTTTAATTTCTCCATCAACCCATTTTATTTCAGACCCTTTTTCGTCTGGTAGTGCCTGGCCAATTAATTGTGTAAGAGATATACATTTTGTCCATTCACTGCAAAATGTTTTACCATCCTCAGATTTACATCTTCCTTCTATTTTTTTAATACTTTTCCTTCCTCTTGGATATGTGTTTTCTTCAAAATATTCTTTGTAATTTCCATTCTTAAATATTTTCTCAACACCATTAGGTATTTTTTCATCAAATTCTTTATCATTAAATATTTTTAATTCATCTCCTTTTCTATTTATCCTATATATAAGTGGTTCATAATGTTTATCTTTCTTATATATAAATACAACGTTTTCATGACCTACGGGATTAACACCTTTAACCTTTATTCGATTTTCAATATTTTCAAATAATACAATATCAAAACCAAATAATAATTGTATTGCTGGAGCTATCACTTCAATATGTTTTTCTTCATCACTTAATAAATAGTCTTTATAAGCTTTGAGTGATAAAAGAAGGTTAAGTAAAAACATACTTTCTGAATTAGTTATTTTACTCGTATCATCTATGTTATTTATTAGTTCTTCTGAATTAAAATCATTTTTATTTTTTAAAATTTTAATAATATATGATTTATCCACTTCATCCATATCTATTTTTCTAAATGATCGAATCAATGAACCACATTTCTGATATTTACTAATATCTTTCTCGAATTCAAGTATAATATTCTTAAAAATAAACATACGAATAGATTCTTTTAACTCTTTATATGATCTTTTAAGAGATTCCTTTTCTTCATTGTTTTCTTCGTTTTCTTCTCCTTTTTTTATTTTATCTTTTAATGTTAATTCATATTCTTTTTTTATTTTTTCTAAATTTTTTGAATGATTGATTACATTACTACTATCTTCATAACCTTTAATATTATCATTAGAGTTATATATTAATTCTATAATTGACATAATAAGTGACGACATTACAATATATTCCGTTTTATCTCCCATTTTTATTTTAGGTATCTCATATCTTCCATGATGAACACCTTTTCTAAGGAAACCTTTTGAAACTTTAAATATCTCGTCATATTCAGTTATTTTATCTTGACCGAATAATTTTAACAAAGTATATGGTAATTTAGCATATTGACCCGGCTTTGTTTCATCTTTAGTTATTATATTACCTATTAATTGTATTTTTGGAATTGTCTCTTCCTCTTCGACCTCCAATTCTCCTTCTCCTAATTCCTTTTCTTCCTTTTCCAATTCTCCTTCTCCTTCTCCTTCTCCTTCTCCTTCCTCTTCTCCTTCTCCTTCTCCTTCTCCTTCTCCTAAATCCTTTTCTTTTTTCTTTTCTTTTTTAATGTGATTTAAATCAACGATATTAATACTTTCTTTTTTTCCAGTTTCTAAATTTGTGACTATATATTGTTTGTCTTTATTCTCATCTTTTTCTATAATAACTCCTTCATGAGTATCTCCTTCTCGATCTACCCAAAAAACATTATCTCCTTTTTTATATATTCTTGATCGTTTTGTATTTGACATACAACATGGTAATCCATATCCTTGAGGATGAATACCATCACCTATTATTGATGGTATATAATATTTTGCTGATATTGAATCATCTTTAGTAACGCCGGCCCAATATGTTCCATCTCTTTTTAGAATTGAACGAGTAGTTGTATTTTTAACATTATTAGGGACTATATTTGATTTATCAACCGCATTAGGTCGAATACTTAAGTCACTAGCCATATCCCAATATTGAGGACATATATACTTAATATTATCAGGTCTTCCGGGTATAGATATAGCATATGAATATGATTCTCTACCCGAACCCTTATCATAAGAAGCATCAATAATATCTAATTCTTCTTTTGTAACGACTATCGGTTGTCTTTTTTGTTCTTTTGATGCCGTACAAACTTTAGGATAACCATAACGAGATGTTTTTTCACCTTTTTTATTTTTTTGCCATTTTTCAGATTTAAATATAAATAATTCAGGATCATATGCTTTTAACCGATTTATATGATACGACTTTACCTTATAACCTGCCCCACCTTCCTGGGAAGAGGAATCGTCGGAAGAAAAATCAGAAACTTCTTCATCAGAATCTAATAATTCAGCAATATTTAATTCTCTTTGTACATCTTCAACTTCTTCTTCTTCTTCGGATATATCTTGACCATATTCATATTCAATAATATCATCACTTTCAAAATACTTCTTATTTCTATTTATTAACTTATCGTTAATATAATTATCATACATCTCTATAATAGATTTAAGTACATATATTATACGGTTTAATTCATTAAAAGATTTTACATTAGTAATATCTATTTGTAAAAACCTATCAGATGATTTTTTATGAATATTAATATCTGGACCATTTTCTTCAACATTTAAATTATAGTTATTTGTCATTTTTTTATTTAGATTCTCTTTGTTTCTCTCCCTCATTATATTTGTTTCATTCCATAATTCATATTCTTCCTTCATTTCTTCTAAAGGTTTTCCAAAGTCTTTTGAAATTTTTGTAATTATTTCTTCTGGTTCATATATATTTGAATAAGCCGAAATAGTTGAATGTATTGTTGATAGATTCGCATAATTATTAACTCTATTATAATGCCCTATTATTCGATCTTCATTTTGCATATTTTCCTTTTCTTCTACCTTAATTCGAAAATACATAGGTAATTTTGACATAAAATTACCTATTAAATTTACCCAATTTGGTAATTGGTTTCCAATTTTAAAAGGGGATATTTCATCTTTATAACCATCAGGGACTTTGTCAAGGTCTATTCCTTTCTCAACCTTATGTTTATGTTTATCAAATAATAATGAACAATCAATAAAATCAATGATTAAATCTCCTTTATTTATAAATACATTTTCTAATGTACTTTCATCACCGAAATCTATAATAGGGTCTTCTGAAACTTTATAATTATTAATTATACTAATTAATTTATTACAGTATTTAAGTAAATCTATAATATCTTCCTTGGCTTTCACACTAGTTTTTCTGTAAGATTTTATATTTTTCCGTTGTTTTATAATACATTCAATATCTCCATTTATGTGTAAAATTAATGAACAATAAATATCTTTTATATTTTCTCTATATACCTTAAATATTATTACATTACTAGGATGAATAAAATCAACACTATGTTTATATTTTGAATTAATATGAAAATCATCCGACCACTCTTTACATAATTCTTGATCAACTAATTGATTATCATTTAATTCTCCTTCGAATCCATTGTATATAATTGAATCCTTAAACAATTTATAATATTTCTCATTATGACTATCTAATACAAGTTTTACAAATGGAATATATTCACTTAATTTAGATTCATTGAATATTTTCGAAATATTAATATTATTTGATTTATCCGATTTTTTAATAATTCTCATATACTTAATTTCAAATGAATCACATAGAATATCTTTCTTTTTTTTCCGATTAATTAATCTTATAGCATCCGAATATTGTTTTAATATTATTGATTCACTCTGTTTTTTATCGATTCGTTTTTCTTTAAAACTTTCTATATCATATTTAGTCATTTCATCAAAAGTTATCTTTGGCCAATATTTATATATCATTCCATTATAAAATGATTTTATTTCACAATCAGTCATCATACTATCCTGAATTTCATTAAATATATTCTTTTTATCTAAATATTCTTTCAAAGATATATAAATAATAATATCATCTTTGATTTCATTATTCTCAAATAAATTAAGTAATATACTCTTTTTTTCAATTAATTTTTGCTCTCCATTCTTATCAATCATCGTTGTATCGATTAAATCACATGGTTTCCCTTCAATTATATTTACTTCAAAATTATTATCTGGATAATCAATATTTAATGATAATATCTTATTATCAAATGCCTCATAAAAACTAAATATATACTTCGTTGGTGTTGGTTCAAAAGCATTGTAACAATACTCAGAAATTTTCATTAAAACTTTCTCATTTGTATCATCGTCATATATTAAATCATCAATAAATATTGATTCATAATCAGTTATAAATAATATATTAAGTATTTCTTTTTTCATTTCATCTATATCTTCAGTTTCTTTATCAGTTAAATATGTATATAAACGTTTAATCTTATCTTCACCATTATTCATTTTTTCAATTTTTAAAAAAGGGTTATTGGAATTAATATTGTTTTTAATAGTTTCTATTACGAATCTATCTTGATAATTTCCAATAAAAACATAACATTTATTTTCCAATAAAGGAATACATTTAATTATTCTTTTATTCGAATAATTACCTGAACAAAAAGTCGTCATATATAAAGAAAAAATATTATTTTTTTAAATCATACGGAGTTGAGTTAATTTCCATCCCACAATAATCGACAGGAATTTTTCCATAATCTTGATGATTATATATACCTATTTTTTCAGCTTCATGTAATAAATAACTCATATTTTCCCAAAATGTTTTATCATGACCAACCGTTTTAGTCATCACATGAGATAATTCATGTAATACCACAAACATTACTGTGTTTGTATCTTCAAACGTATTATTCATTTTATTCCTTAAACAAATTGATATTTTTTCCCCTTTATTCACAGAATAAGAAGTATATTTAGCATTTATACCAGTCTCAGATAAATTATTTGGATTATAATTTTCTTTTAATCGATCGACACCATCCTTTTTTTGATCTTTAATAGAATCAATCAACTTTAATACTTTAGTATTAATTTCAGATAGTCTATCGGCTGCTTCTTTAGCATCAGGAAGATCTCTAACAATATATACTATATTATCTTTCCCTGATTTTATTTGAACGACTTCATCAAGAGCATATAATTTATTTATTATTATAAATACAACAAATACAGTTAAAAAGAATACTAAAAATTCTCTCATATATATAAATAATCTTATATAATAATTTAAAATTTGAATATAGTTTAATTACTTAAACTAATACACATATATATATATATAAATGAAAGATGCCCATATATTTCAAATTATTGATTTAAACTCTGATGATTTAACTGTTGATGGTGGTGATGGATGGAATGATAAACATTTTGTCATCACTATGTATGGTAAAACAAAAGAAGGTAAAAATGTTGTTTGTAATATTAGTGGTTTTCGTCCTTATTTCTTCTTCCGATTACCAGGTAATTGGGGTGAATCAGGTGTCAGGACATTCCTAAAATTAATTAATAAGTTTATCAACTCATACAAAACAGGTTATAGTGTTTGGAATGGAATGTATGAACAAGACCTTTTAGAAGTTAAACGATATTATAACTTTTATGGATTAAATTATGATATTGAATGTGATAAAATAAGTAAATTTAAGTTTGCAAAAGTTTGTTTTAAAGATTACAAAACTATGAGAAATTGTATATCAGCTATTCAAGAGTTTCATAAGATTAATCTACCGAAATCAAAGCAAAATAAAATCATTATGGGTTTTAAAGGTAAAGATAAAAAACCAATAGAATGTTTAATTGATAAGAAATATAAAGACTGGTTTGAAATTGATAACGGTTGTGCTTGTACAGCTAACCTTTATGAATCTAAGATCCATCCCCTTCTAAGATTTGTTCATGAAAAGAAACTTAATACTTGTGGATGGGTTAAAGTAACTGTTCCAAATGAAAGATATATCATAAATGAAAAAGATAATAAATGTTTTAATGTTGATATTGAAATTAAAGATCTTCCTCTCAAATATATCGAACCATATACATGTGAAGAAATAGCAGGTTTTATTACTGCTTCCTTTGATATTGAATGCGACAGTTCTCATGGAGACTTTCCGAATCCAAATAAAGATTTTAAGAAATTAGCAATTGATATTCATGAAACATTCTTTACATCAGAAACAAAACTAAATCCCAATAATCTTATTCGAATTCAAATTAAAAAATGGATTAAAGAAGCTTTCAATGGTGGATCAAATAATATTCAATCAATTTACACCCTTAATGGTATATATTCAGAAGATAGTCTCGAAGAAATTATGGATAGATTTGATGATCATTTCATCGATGAATTAAAATCTTCAAAAGAAACATCGAAAAAAAGGGAAATTATGATTAATAAATTAACAGATGTATTTAATACTCTAGAAAATGAAGATGGTGACTGTATTAAAGTTGAAGGCGATCCAATAATTCAAATTGGTACAGCATTCCATCGTTATGGAGATAAAGAATGTTATGACCGTTCAATGGTAATTATTGGTAATGATAAAAAACCCAATGAAGAAATATGTGATGATATAGAAGGTATTCATGTTTATCGCTGTAAATCAGAAAAAGAACTTTTACTTAAATGGAAAGATCTAATGCTCTATCATAATCCAGATCTTATTACCGGTTATAATATCTTTGGTTTTGATTTTGATTATCTTAATAAAAGAGTTGATTTCCTTTTCCCGTGTCACTCAAAATGTAAGAGAACTAAAACATATAGTAATTGCTGTAAAGAATGCTCTAAAAATGATTTCTATAGACTTGGACGTCTTATGAGAAATAGAGATTCAGATATTATTGATACTATGGATGTATTATCAAAACCTAAGAAGACACTAAGTTCTTATAATGATTATTGGGAAAAGAAATGTCAAGTTGTAAAAAAAGAACTAAGTTCCTCCGGATTAGGTGATAATATCCTTAATTATATATCTATGGATGGACGTGTTATCTTTGATATTCAAAAGGAAATTCAAAAAGGTCATTCACTAGATTCTTATAAACTAGATGATGTATCTGCTCATTTTATGAAAGGTCGAATCGTAGAGTCGGGACTAATTAAAACAGATACATCAGATTATATCACTATACTATATACAAATACACTTGGTAATCTTAAGAAGGGGGATTATATTACAATTAATTTAATTACTAAATATGGTTCTGTAAAATATGGAGATGGTGAGAAATTTAAAATAAAAGGTTTGAATACCGAAAGGAGAAATTCAAATAATCTTAAAACAATGGGTATCATTGGAAAGCTCGATTTAAGAAAATATAAAAAAGACCTTATATCTTATGAATGGTGTTTAGCCAAAGATGATGTATCACCCCAAGATATTTTCAATTTTCATAAAAACGGAGGTAGTAGCGGAAGAGCAAAAGTAGCTAAATATTGTATTATGGATTGTGAACTTTGTATTCATCTATTACTTCAACTTGATTTAATTCCCAATAATATCGGTATGGCAACAGTTTCTTCAGTTCCATTATCATATATATTTCTCAGAGGTCAAGGTATTAAAATCAGCTCAATTTCAACAAAAGTATGTTCAGAAAAAGAAACACGGATTCCAACTCTTAAAAACTTTAGTGAATCAAAAATGGATGATGGTTTTGAAGGAGCAATTGTTCTTGAACCTACTCCAGGTATATATCTTGATGATCCTGTTAGTGTTTTAGATTATGCTTCCCTATATCCAAGTTCTATTATTGAAAAGAATTTTTCACATGAAACATACATATGTACTGAAAAAGAAAGAGAAGAAAATCCAAATAAATTTAATAAAATACTTGAAAAAGTTGATAATTTTAAAGTATCTTATGATGATTATGAATCTATCATGAAAGGTAAAACGATTCATAAATTAAAAAAAGAAACTCAAACAACATGTTATTTTGCTAAACCAACAAAAGATAAAGAAGGAAATATTAAAAGAGGAATAATACCTGTAATTCTAGATACTCTATTAGATCAAAGGAAAAAAACAAGGGCAAAAATTAAGAAAACTTCAGACGAAAATAAAAAAAAAGTATTGGATGGTCTTCAATTAGCATATAAGATCACAGCTAATTCTGTTTATGGTCAAATGGGCGCTAAAACCAGTTCTATATTCTTTAAAAAAATAGCTGCCTGTACTACTTCTATAGGTCGTGAACGGATTTATGATGCTAGAGATGGTGTTGTAGAATGGGCTGAATTAAATGGATATAACAAACCAGAAGTTGTTTATGGAGATACTGACTCAGTATTCGTTAAATTTTCTAGAATACATCATGAAACAGGTAAAGAATTAGAAGGTAGAGAAGCATTAGAATATTGTATTCATTGTGGAGTAAAATCTGGAGAATGGATTACAGAACATAAAATGAACCCTGACTGGGATACAGAAAGTTCAGGAAAAGGTCCACAAGATTTAGAATATGAAAAAACATTTTGGCCATTTATTCTTATTTCTAAAAAAAGATATACAGGTGATAAATATGAACTAAAATCAGATAAACCAAAAGAAAGAACATCTATGGGTATTGTTATGAAGAGAAGGGATAATGCTCCAATAGTAAAATATGTATTCGGAAATGTAATTGAAATTATAATGAATCAAAAAAATATTGATCTTGCGATTGAATGGTTAAGGAAAACACTTCAAAAAATAAAAGATGGTAAAATGAATCAATCTATGTTCGTTGTTTCAAAATCATTAAGAGGATTCTATAAAAATCCAGAAGGTATTGCACATAAAGTACTGGCTGATAGAATGGCTGAACGTAATCCAGGTAATAAACCTAAACCAAATGACAGAATACCTTATGCATATTTTAAATTACCCGATGAACAATTATATGATTATGATAATCGTTATAAATCTGGAAAAAGGAAAGGACAACCACGAGAAAAAAAAATATTACAAGGTGATCGTATAGAACATCCGGAATATATTACTCAGAAAAAACTTAAAATTGATTATTCATTCTATATATCCAATCAAATAATGAATCCAGTAAAACAAGTTCTTGATCTTGAAAAATCAGAAGAAGAAACAACTCTATTCTTTAATCAGTTTATCTGAATTAAAAATATATATAATAAAAATGTTCTTCATTTTTTTTATTTTATCATATCGTTTTATGGAAAATATTATTATATAAATAATAATATATATAATATGGGCGGAGGAATACTACAATTAGTTGCTTATAGTTCACAGGACTTTTATCTAACTGGAAACCCACAAATTACATACTTTAAAGTTGTTTACAGAAGACATACAAATTTTTCAATGGAATGTATAAAACAAACTATTAACGGAAAAAAAGTTATTGGAAATAATGGAGTCAATAATAAAGGTTCTGTCGTTGTTTCGAGAAATGGTGATTTATTATGCGGTGGTCATGTAAGGTGTATTTTAGCTGACAATACTTTTACTGATAATTTTGGTATATGTGGTGATAATATAATTGAAGATGTTGAAATAGAAATTGGAGGTCAAAGGATTGATAAACATTATAAAGAATGGAATCAAATATGGAATGAATTAACTATCCCGGAATCAAAAGCAGCTGGATTCAAATATATGTCTGGTTCTTTTAGTAATAGTGTTGTTAAAACACAAACAAAACAAAGTGTTATTACATATCCATTAAACTTCTGGTTTTGTAGAAATAAAGGTTTATCTTTACCAATAATAGCACTACAATTCCATGATATACATATTAAATTTACATGGGGGGATGGAGCATTTAACTATGACAATAATTATGGTATTCAAAATAGTGTTAATCTCCATAGAAGAGAAGGATGGAGTGAAACAGGAGGAAGGAAAGAGGATGGTTCAGGATCTTCAGCATTAACATATTCAAATCCTTCTCTTGAAGTTTGGTTAGATTATATATATTTAGATACAGATGAAAGAAGAAGATTTTCCCAGGTTTCACATGAATATTTAATCGAACAATTACAAATTCAAAAAGAAAAAGATGCATCAAAAACAATTTTCCCTCTTAATTTAGAACATCCTGTTAAAGAAATAATATGGACAACACCAACATATAAAGTAATAAATTCATCATCATCTATAGATGATAATAAAATACACATTGAATTAAATGGTCATGAAAGATTCTCACCACAGTATAAAGAATATTTCACATTACAACAACCATATGAACACCATACATCTATACCTAATTATAATATTAAAGAAACTGAAGATCCTGTTTTATTAGCTGAACCAATTTCTTTGTGTTCACAGTTACCTGTAGATGTATCGAATTATATAAAAGTATATAATAATCAAGCAGTAAACATTTCAAGTTTATTAGTAAATACTGATAATATTACATTATTTAAGATAAATATATTGAATTTAAACATTAATGTAAAATATACAGGTGATTATTATGAAAATATATCAGAAGAAATTAAAGAAGGAGATATTATCAATGTTGAAGTAATAAAAAATTATGATAAAATTGTAAGGGATTCTGTTGGTACTGGTACTGAAGATTTATTATTTAGAAATACAACTTCATCTCATCTATATGTTACAAAAGTAGAAGTCACATCAACAGTAACAACATTAACATGTAAATTAAAAGGAGTAACAGGGCCTCATTTATCTGGTAAAAAAGGAAAAATACCAGGGATAGTAACTAACCATCGCGGAACAATAAATTCACCACCGACCATTGATTCAGCAAATCTGAATGGTAGTTATTCAGATGAAGGTCCCGATCCATCCACATTAGTTAATTTATATGCTAAAACTCCTAATAAAACACATGGTTCTATAGACAACAAACTGTTAGAAGATAATATTGAAGATATTCAATTGTTCATTGGAGAACAATTATTTGTGAATGGTACTTCAAAAAAAGATATTGGAGTATTTAGAAATTATGGAGCAAACGCATTTAACGGGACAAATGGAGCAACAGCCAATAATGAAAATTATTTATCGGAAAGTGTTGTCGATGCTAAAGGTGAAGATATATATATACCACATGAAACTTTTAGTGTGACTATTATTGGTCGTTCTCAAAACCATAAATCCAGATGTTCACAACTTAAAAAAGATATTTATGTTTATTCATTTGCTATCAATCCAGAAGAACATCAACCGTCGGGAACATGTAATTTTTCAAAATTAGACAGTGCTAAATTAATATTATCATCAGCATCCAAGATAAGTAATATCTATGCTGTTAATTATAATATTCTAAGGATTATGTCTGGAATGGGTGGTTTGGCATATGCGAATTAAATAATAATATTTTATATTATTTATTATAAATATGGGAGGAGGATTAATACAATTAGTTTCTTTAGGAATTCAAGATGAATATTTAATAGGTAACCCACAAATAACTTTTTTTAAAACGGTCTATAGAAGACACACTAATTTTGCTATAGAAACAATAGAACAAATCATAGATGGAGTAAAAGATACAGAAACAACAGAAACCGTCGGTGTTGTTAATGTGGCAAGGACAGGGGATTTATTAACCAATGTTTATGTAACATGTGATCAAAGTAGTAATGGTATTAAAGGGAATAAACTTATAAGAGAAGTTGAATTAATTTTAGGAGGAACATTATTAGATAAACATACGGGTGAATGGATGGAAATATATAGTGAATTATATACTCCCGAATCTAAGAAATTAGGATATAAATATATGACAGGAGGATTTGATAATAATATACCGAATTTAACCGACGTAAATCAACAAAAAATAATGATACCATTAAGGTTCTTTTTCTGTAATGAACATTCACAAGCTTTACCTATAATAGCTTTACAATATCATGATATAACAATGAAATTTAAATGGGGATATAATGGAGATATAAATAGAAATTCGGGAGATAATTCTGTAAGTTGTGAGGTATGGTGTGATTATATATTTTTAGATCAAGATGAAAGAAAACGTTTTGCGGATTCAACACACGAATATTTAATCGAACAATTACAATATAAAGAATATATAAGTTCCAGTAGAACATTTGATTTGAAATTTAATCACCCTGTTAAATGTTTATTCTGGACTGAAGAAGGACTAATTACTAATCAAAAAGCAAACCTTCACTTAAACGGTTCAGATAGATTCTATCAACAATCTAAAGAATATTTTCAATTAAAACAACCATTTGAACATTTTACATCAATTCCAGGGAATAATATTAAAGAACAAGATTTTCCTCAAATTATTAAACCAATACCATTGTCGTATTATTATGATGTGACGAATTCAACAGTTTATAATTTGACCAAAGGATTTACATGGCCCGTTGAAGATGCTACAATTACAACTTTCCCCGATAGTGGGACAGATTACCCTCGAGCTATTATAGACTCAAGGACATCAAACGACTACACCGAAATAAAATTTGAACATACTCCGGCTCTTACGCACTCCTTAGATATTAAAGTCGGTGATATTATTTTAACATCGATTTCAGTTAAGGATCCGGATACAGTAGGAACTGATTTAGGTCAAAAATCAATAACATTTACTTCTAAAATAGACGCTATAACAAATAACGATATGGCCCCTGAAACCACTACAGTAATAAATATAAAGCCCAATAATAATATAACGATAGTGACTACGGGTATATATGTCATATCTATTGATGTAATTGCTCGTCACCATAATCCTCTATCAAGGTGTTCAGATTTAAAGAAAAATATTAATTGTTACTCATTTGCTTTAAATCCAGAAGATCATCAACCCTCAGGAACATGTAATTTCTCAAAAATAGATGATATTAAACTTGTATTTAATAATACAGTATATGCAACCCCACCTCCCGATGGTAAACCTCTTACGGTGTATGCTTTAAATTATAATGTTTTAAGGATAAAAAATGGAATGGGTGGTTTAGCATATTCAAATTAATTAATTGCGTTTTCTGAAATTTTTTTCTAAGTATATTGTATAAAAAAACAATGGGAGGAGGATTAATGCAACTTGTCGCTTATGGTGCTCAGGATATCTACCTTACGGGTAACCCTCAAATTACTTTCTTTAAAGTTGTCTACCGCAGACACACTAACTTCTCGATGGAATCCATCGAACAAACCTGGAACGGAACTGTTGCCGCTTCAAACCGTGTAACAGCAACAGTTTCCAGAAACGGTGATCTCGTTCACAGAATGTACTTAGAACACACCACAGACGCCGCCAACCTCGTCTCTAATCATGGAAATCAGCTTGTCGCGGATGTTGAACTTGAAATTGGTGGTCAGAGAATTGACAAACACACCGGACACTGGATGGAAACCTGGGCCGAATTAACTGAACCTAACCCCACGGGTTTAAAGTTTGCCGGAGGAGCCAACAACGTTTCCGCTGGAACAGCAACTAAATTTCAACTTATGGCCCACGCAGGAGGGACGGCTGCGCTCACGGGTGGGGCGAGCGGCGCTGGAACTTACTTTGTACCTCTTCAATTCTGGTTCTGCAGAAACCCTGGCCTTGCTTTACCTCTAATTGCCCTCCAGTACCACGAAGTAAAAGTTGTACTTACACTTGGAGCATCTTTAGGGGCCTCAGGTGCGACCACAAAATTATATGCCGACTACATCTACCTTGACACCGATGAAAGACGTAGATTTGCTCAAGTTTCCCACGAATACTTGATTGAACAAGTCCAGGAACAATCTCTCACCGCCGCGGCGACCGATGAAGTCCTTAACTTCAATCACCCTGTTAAAGAATTAATCTTTTCATCTGGAACAACAGCCAATGCTATCACCGAAACTATTGGTGGTGGAAACTGGGGCCTTAAACTTAATGGACACGAACGTTTCTCTCCCCGCGACATGAAATACTTTACTCGTGCTCAAGTATGGCAACACCACACCGGATACGGGGGTGTCACCACTGGTGATTCAATTGGAGTATACTCATTTGCCCTCAAACCAGAAGAACACCAACCATCGGGAACTTGCAACTTCTCCCGTATTGACAATGCTGTTATTACAAACAGCTCCGCCCGCAAGGCAGGTGTTTGCTACGCTGTCAATTACAATGTCCTCCGCATCATGAGTGGTATGGGTGGTCTTGCGTACTCTAACTAAATAATTATTATTATTATTATTCTTTTTTAAGTAAACTATTATCTTTTATTAAATTTTTTTCATAAAATAAAGAAAATAAAAATAATTTTCTTATTTTTTTTTCTAAGTATATTGTATAAAAAACAATGGGAGGAGGATTAATGCAACTTGTCGCTTATGGAGCTC